TCTTCTGGTTCTGGTATGTGCTTGTTCACAAACCCCTTTGCAAGTTCTTGTCTTTTTGTTTCTAACGCACTTTGTACTTTTGTACCTATTGCACTTTTAAAAGCATCTTCTGCGTCTAGATTACTATTTTTTCTCAACGCATCTACGAAATTTTTACTGCTCATTATTATCTCCTTCTGGTTCATTACCTTGATATTTATCGAGGTCATCTGCTGGTATTGGAGAACCACCTGCTGATGGATATCTTGTTACACCATCTGTATCCTGTGGTACATCAATACCCCCATCATCTGTATCTGCATTTGCTTCTTGATTAATTTCATTCTGCATCTGTTCGATTTCTCTATCTGTAAGACGAAGAATGTGTTGTTGTACATATTTTTTACTAAAAAATGTTCCAACATATGCTTCAACCTGTGATAAGGTATCAAGTTTTTCTTTCATTAGTTCAGCTTCTTTCAGTTCAGTAAAGTGACCGTCCTGTAAGAAATCATACTGTATAAGTTCTTTAATATTATGAAACTCTTCTAGTGTCATAATACCCTTTAATACCAACTGTGTTTTTAACATATCAGTAAATAAAGGTGTAAACTTCTTTCTTAATCTTTGTACAAACTTTGTAAACTTAAGTTCATCTCTTGTAATCTCTGTTGACCTACCAAGAGAAAAGTTTTGTTCAGCCTCTAATCTTGAAATAGGAACATTCAAAGACCTGTATAGTTTTCTTTGGAAATAAGTTATATCATCTATCTCACCAAGATTAGAACCGCCAGGCAAAGTAGTAATCTCTGTACCTCTACCACCTTCTCTTCTCGGTAACCAGAAATCTTCTAACATTGACATATGATTTCGGTCATCTCTGATTTCACCAGTAGATGCATCATACACTAATTTGTTACGATAACGATTCATAACATCTTTCAGATATTGTTCTGCTTTAATTTTTGGTAAGTTACCAACATCAATGTAGAATATTCTTCTTTCTGGAGCTCTTGATATACGATAGATAACAAGTGCATTCTTAACTGATTAACTGGTTTGATTGCTTTATGTAGGTGTGATAATACATTACCTTTAGTTTGGTCTACCAAACCAGATGGACAATAGGTAATACTATCTGGTGAAATCTTTAATCCTTCGTTTGCACCAGCACCATATCCACCACTAAACATACCTTTGTCATTGTAAATATAATAATCATTTACTTTTTTAATTGTTTCAATACTTGAACCTTTTTTAATATCTTTATCAATTTCTCTAACTTTCTTAATTTTTCGTGGGTCAATGTATCGAACTTCTTGAATACCTCTTTTTGGATTTTTCTTATCAATTACTTTGTGATAATACATTCTTCCATCAACATACCATCTACGAAATATATCATGTCCCTTTGTATCAAAGTCTAACAATCTAAGAACAGAATCAAATTCATCTTCAATTGCTTTTTTAATTCTACTTGGATAAGGGATTTGGTCTAGAACTACTGAAACTGCTTGTGCTCTCTCATTAGAAATAACACCTTCGTTTACTATATCTTCTATTGCACTATCACACTCTGGTTGTTGTGCGATATCTCTATACCTACGAATGAGGTCTTGTTCTGTTCGTTCTCGACCATCTGTGTCAAGTATTTGTCCAAAGAAACCTCCACCAGCGACATCAATCGTGCCGTCTTGTTCAGACGGCAGAGTGAATTTTTCTTTGTTCTTATCATCTTTTATTCGTGTAAAACGAAACCCAAAAAGGTCAGCCATTATAAAACTCCTACTGTTGTATTACTATTTAGTAGGTTATAAAATACCAGAAGGTTCGAAGTGTTGATACCTCCAACTAACCTCAAATGTTTCAATCGTTGTTGTTTCTTCATTTGTCAAGTCAATTTGTCCAACAGATGTAGGAAATGCATTTCTAAAAATATAAGTCTTTAGAATTGTATCATCTCTGTCTAACTGTTCTACAAATAAATCTGTTTGAAAATCAGCTGCATTTGTAACACCAGTGTTGTCTGCAAAGTTATTAATACCATTATGCCATCTCTCCATTGCATTTCTTACCATGAAGTCTGTATCATTGAAGAATGTTGTTGACCAAGGCTCTGGAGCAGGTCTATCACCAGCAACATAAATGTTTCTTCCTCTAAATGGTACTGCAACTTCACCAAGTGTTGATGCTGGTAAAATAGATGCAGTAACTAGGAATGATGCTCTTCTCACATCAAGTCCTATTGCAATGCCTGGAGGTGGAGTAATCGTTACTCTGTACTGATTGGCTCTCGCACCACCACCAATTAAATTTGCTTTAAAATCGTCTATGGCTGCCATGTTATCCTCCTACCTCACTAAATGCGACACCTGTTCTTGTAGCGATGAAGTTTAGTGTAATAAAGTTAATTGACCTAGCAGGTTTGATAAAGATATCTGCGATAAACTGATTTTTATCTATTACCTCACCAGTGTTGTTTGAGTCATCACATTTTACTTTAAAGTCTGTTATACCTCTTCTACCCTGTATATCTCTTAAGAAAGGTTCTACTAGGTTTCTAAATTGTGCTCTTGTAAATTCATCATTGAACTCAAAGAGTTGAAATTTAGATGCTGTTGCGATTGCTTTTTCAAGTAATAAGAATAATCTTCTTACATTGATTCTGTCAAACGCACTTGGTTTACTTAGTGCAGTCTTATCTCCAAATAAACAAACACCTTGGCCAGGAAAGTTAGTTATTGGATTTATTCTTGCACGATACAATCTATCTCTTTCTGATTTTTTTGGATTGTAAGATAACTTAATTGCGTTTCTTAAGTTACCTCTGTTAAATCCAGCAGGTGAGAAAAATGCATCTGCGACTTGGTCTGTAAATGCACAAAGACCAGCAACATCTCCATTAGATGGTACAAATCTGAATACATCATTATACTTGTCGTATTGATATTTGTATGAACTGTCAAACACCACATAAGATGATGAAGGACATAAATCAAATGCCTCTACAACATTATCTGTTTGTGTAATTGAGTCTGATACACCAACTGTTGCAGAACGATAAGGTGAAACAAATGCAACACAATCTCTTCTTTTTTCTACAAAAGTTGTTAACATTGTTACATGAGTATCTTGTGATGACGCAGTATCACCAGCTCCACCACCTCGTCCACCTAAAATTAAATTTACATCAACTGATTCTGTATCTTCAAAATTACCATATCCAGTGTCTAACTCTCCAGCTGTTACTGCATAGTCATCTGTTCCACCATCAAGTTCTGATTTAGTAGGTGTGTTTAATGCAGAGTAAGTACTTGAACCACTTTCCATCTCTATTGAACCACTATCTCCAGTTCCATCTTCAAGTTGGATTTTATCACCAGCATCTGCTGAACCGTCAGTTGAGTTTAAAACAATATTACCTGTTGTTGCATCAATGTCTTCACCCCAGTTAATACCAGCAGTATTATGGTCTGTCCAATAAACAAATGAAGATTGTTTTCTGATTACATAAGGATAATAGATGCTATCACCTTGTGGTGATTTTGCATTTATGTTCTTTGATAGATTTGCATAAGATTCTAAAATACCATTTGTTCTATTACCATTTGAGTCTACATCAAACCCAGATTGTAAACCTGTGTAATCGTAAACTATAATGTGCATCTCATCATTAGTTCCTCTACCTCTTTCTGTTGCATAAGAGGAAGTGCCTGGAGCACCGTCAAATAAATCATAGAACCTCCATCTTCGTCTGATGTTTGTTCCAGATGATATTTGATTTTGTAGTCCACCACCATTTACATCATCTAACAATTTAATTGTGATTGTGCTATCACTAGAACTTATTGAAGTTGTTTCGTATTCGATATTACCTGTTTCACCGAAGTTAACAATATCTCCTACATTAAATACTGATTCATCTGTTACTGATATAACTGTTTGACCAGCAGCTTCTAAACCTGAAGTTGTGGTTACAGCAGTTTGTTCGTATGCAGTTGCACTCGCACATATTGAAACACCGATAGCATTTCCATGTGTTCCAGCAGTTCTTGCAGACCACTCTCCAACAGAACCTTGACCATTGTCGAAATCGTTATCGTAGTGGTCATCATCTTTGATTAATATACCAGCACCATTTGCAGTTGCATTAGTGATACCAGATTCACATCTAACCACTTGAAGTGCGTCAGTATATGAAAGAAAGTTAGCAGCTACAAACCAGTTTTCAAATTGATTACTATCGTTTTGTGGTTTACCAAATGTTCTTATTAATTCTTCTTCTGAACTAATACTAACAATAGTACCTACAGGCCCCTTTTCAAAAGCACTTGCAATAGCACCAATAGAAGTAGCAACCGTTGGAACGACATTCGTTAAGTCAATCTCTCTGACATGAACGCCTGGGGAAACTAAAAATGACATATTGTTTTCTCCTCTTTCCTCTATGAAGTTAGTTTTTATTTTATTTAGGAAATTTTAATTTTACAAACTAGTTTTTATATTCCAGTTGTTTATAAATAAAATCATGGGAAACGCACACTATATCAAGTATAGAGAAACAATTAAGAAGGTTGCAAGACGCAATTATCGTAAAAGAGTGAAGTGGCTTAATGATTTTCTTGCAGATAAGTATTGTGTTCACTGTAAAGAGAGTGAAACAGTCTGTCTTAAGTTCTATCCTCACGATTTATCTATAAGAAGAAAGGTTAAAAGAGTAGGGATAAACGAAGAAAGTCAAGTAGAAATAAAAGAACTTATTAACAACTCTAAAATAGTTTGTAGAAATTGTTGGGTTAAATTAGATAATGATTTAATTGAGTTTGATACGTTTTAATTACCAGTCTGTATCATACTTTCTAACAATAGGTGACCATCTAGTACCATATTCATCTACAGCTTGTCCTATATTTTCATCTTCTAAACCATCAACAATAAAACCAAAGGGAGCCATATCCTGTTCTATTTGATTCTGTTGGTCTTTATACATCTGGTGTCTTATATCACTATCTGTAAGTTCTTTAAAATAAGTCTGGTCACTTGCCCACGCAAATAATACACAACACATTACCAAGTCATCATTACAACCTTCTTCTGCTTGAAAGGAACTACCATGTACTATAAATGTAGATAACTCGTTGATGATATCAAAGTCCTCTATGATTATCTTATCACTCTCTACTATTTGTTTTAGATTAGAACAACCTACTGTCTTAACAGCCTTTGTTGTTCGTACACCTAGTTGTGCTTTACCTCCTGAAAAACCACCACCCATTACTTGTCCAGCACGACCTCTCATAGATGCCATGATTAGATTATCATACTCTAAATCAAACTGTAAATTGTTTGCAACCTGTTCACCTATATCATTTACTTCTATCAATACAAATGCTTGATTGTATGCTCTTGCAACTTGATGTATTATTTGTGGAAAAAGTAAAGGTTTTATTTCATTGTCTTTGAAAGTTACAACTACCTTATATGGTATCTCGGTTATATCAAACACCACAAATGCAGAGTTATCGTTTTGTGTTCCTCTCGCAACGTCAGCTGTCAACATATAGGTATGGTCTTTTTGTGGTTTTTTATGAACCGTTATTCCAGCATTTTTTTGTAAATGTTGTTTGTATGCAAGAACTCTGAGTTTAGATGGTGCGATTAATGTATTAACAGAACCTAAGAACTCACATTCAAATTCTGTTTGAAACTGTTGT